TGTTACGCCTGCGTCATGGAATCCGTAACTTACACCTAGTATCATATTAAATATGTTTTATGAAAATTAGCTTTTGGCACAACAATGTTGCACTTGCTGGTCAAGATATTTATAAGGCATTTGAGAACACCGTAGCAAAAACAGACCAAGTGGTCCACGAAGATATGTCAGCAGATGTTGCTGTAATATGGAGTGTATTGTGGCGTGGGCGTATGCAAGGCAACCGAGCAGTATACGATCATTTTCGTAGCCAGGGCAAGCCTATTGTGATTATCGAAGTTGGTGTACTGAAGCGCAATCATTCATGGCGCATTGCTGTTAATCACATTAATAATACTGGTTACTACGGACATTTAGATAATCCCGTCATTGAAGGTAGGCATGAACGTTTTGATTTCGTTTCTCGACCATTCAATCAACAAGGTACTGATATTATCATATGCTGTCAAAATGAAGCCAGCGAACTATGGTGTGATATGCCTAGCACAGATCAATGGTTAGACAATATTATTCCTCAAATAAAACTATTTCATCCTAATAAGAATATTATAGTTAGACCACATCCTAGGTACCCTGTACCACAAAGTGTATATAACAAATACCAAATTGAAAAATGTCAATCACGTGGAGACAAAGACGACACTGACTTTTTAGAAATATTAGATAACGCTTATTGTGTAGTAAGTCCCACCGGAGGATCAGCAATAGAAGCCATTATTGCAGGAGTACCTGCTATTGTTGCTAAAGAAAGCCTAGCATTACCTGTTGCTAGAACAGACTATGCAACTCCTCTAGTACCTAATAAGCAGGATCGTAAAGAGTGGATTAAAAAGTTACGTAATACAGAATGGTTCTTAGATGAGATACAAGAAGGCACACCTTGGCGTAGACTTAGGCCGTATGTGCTACATCAAATAGAGTCCCGTCAATCCACCTAAGTATTAAGTGTGGCTGATTACTTACGTGATTAACTCTATCTATACTTTCTTCAAAACTTTGTGGTAAAAGTTTCTTTTCCCTTAAATCATGCCAGGACGTGGTCATAGGATCCATAGGCTTGTGTTTGCTTTTATACACGACTGCATGAAGCCAAGGATCATGTTGTCCTTTATAAAACAGTCCGTCCTTACAGTCAAATCCTGCACAAGCCAGCATATAAACTAGATTAACAATGTTAAAGTTATAAAAGTGTCCAGGAAAGTGATTACAATGTATTCTATTGTACTCTATGTTATGAGTCTGTGGTAGTATACAACAAAGCATACCGCCCGCTTTCATTTGTTCGTTCCATACTGCAAGTGTTTCATATGGATTTAAAACATAACCTAAACTGTCATGACTCCATATCAAGTCTACCTTGGTAGATAGAAACGGGCCTTTTGTAAAATCCTTCTTCAATACTGAAAGATTTTTAGGTATGTCATAATTAATTTTAGGATTTAAGTCAACAGCATAACATTTGTAGTTGTGCGGAATAGGAACATCGTCTCTACTCTCACATGTTGCCCACCATTGTATATCTAAACCTGTACCACACCCTACATCTGCAACGCTCTTAATGCTGTCCATTAAGTCATCGTGTTTGTATAGTGCCTCCAATGTGAATAAACTTTGTTGGTGACTTTCTTCCGGTGTTAGTTGTCTCATACACTTACATCTTCCATACCTGCTGTTCGCAGTCTAGTAATATGACCTAATTGCCATTGTTTGGCTTCTAAGCCTTTCATAATACCTAGCCAACGATTACGAAGTAGCGCAACTTCATTTATAAGTGTTTCAAAGTCTACTACTTCGTCCTCGCCATCAACATACTTCTCAGCATCTCTACTGGTCAATGCACGTTGATAACCTTCTAGGTATTTCTTAAACCATTTACGTCTAATGCGTCGTAGTTCAATGTTGAGGTAGTTTAGTACTGCCTCTATTTCCTGTAACTGATTAAATCTATGCTCAGTAATGCCAGGCAAGTTACTAAGGCTCTTTTCTACGTTGCCGTAAATTTTAACCTCAGCCTTGGCTTCGTCTAGTTCATTGTTATAGTGTGCAATGAAGTCAGGCAAAAAAGCCAAGTCTTGAACTACTTTATTATACCACATTAGTCTTCAAATTCTAATTCGTCCATGTCATCGTCGTCAAGATCATCATCAAGATAATCTTCACCTGCTCTTTTTAGATAAGAGTCAGTAGCACAAAACTTCTCAAACTCTAAGTCATTGATACCCATGTCTACTAGATTGCCTACAAGTTGATCTGCGGCAGTTTGTCTATCTTTACTAGGTACATACTCTTTCATAATTAAGTATGTTTCTGTTAATACATCTAATTCTACTGACATTTAATTTTCCTCACTTATTAGTAGACTACTGTAGTTCTTCTTGAGCAGGTACTTCATCAACAACTTCTTCTTGAGCAGGTTCTTCAGTAGCCTTTTCAATTTTACCCCAGTTGTTAATGATACTGTCTAAGCAACCACCTTCGTTGCGTTCCCACTCCTTACGATATTGTTTAACCTCTTCACCTTTAGAATCTACATGCTTGAGTCGATTGCCGTCTTTTTGTAACAAGTTCTTTTTCTCAAACAAGTCTACTAGTCCACTGTATGGATTCATACCTGTTTCATAAGGGATCTTAACCTGTACACCTTCAAATGGTTTTGCATAACGTGTTTTCATTACTTTACAGCCTGCTCTAATACCTTTTACTTCTGATATCTTGTTGCCTTCTTCATCTTCTTTAAGTTTCATTTTCTTCATAGCAACTACAATACTTGAAGCATAGATAAAACCTTGTCCGCCACTGATCTTGTCATCTGGATCAAACATGTCTTGCGATGCATACGTATGATTAGTACACACCATGCCCACGTTGTGACTACCAAACATGTTAACACAGTTACGTACAAGTGCGGTTAGTGCTTTAGGCTTACGACCCATGTCACCTTTTAAATCACCTTTGTCAAATTGATCAACATCTGTTGGTGTTAGTAACATACCCAATGAGTCAATAACAAACAGCACCTTAGGTCTGTCATCTTCTGGCAACGATCTGTAGTCTTTCATAAACTCACTAATAGTTTTTGCTACATCATCAATCATAGCCAAACCCAAACGCAACAACTTGTCCTCGCTTGTGTCTACACCTAGTGCATGTAACCAACTTTCATCAAGTGCGTTTTCACTATCTACTAGTACAACATAAATGCCTTGGTCTTGTGCAGACTTAATAATGTTGCCTGAGCAAATGTAACTTTTACCTGCGCCAGACTCACCAGCAAATACAGTTACTTTGCCTAATGGTACACCTTTGTTAAAGTCTCCACTAATAAGATAGTTTAAGGCATAGTTGCCTGTTGAGATCCAGTCTGTAGGATCGTTAAAGCCAAAACTAATGCCGTCAATGCTCTTAGTTAAGCCTTTTCTAAATTTTGATACGTCAAACGGTTTTTGTGCCATGTTATTGCCTCATAAGTTTATAAATGTAAGGAAATACTTGCTCACTGTCTGTGCCTCTGCGAGCATCTATTGCCTTTAAAAATTCTATAGTGCTGTTTGGATCTTTCTCAAACGGCTCTTGTATATATCTCAATAAATTTCTATAACTATCTTCCAACAAATATCCTGGATTTTCGTTAATTTTCTCTTGTAGTATAGCACTAATTTTATCTAGTGTCAATTTAGGAAGATGCCGAATATTAAGTGCTACTGGATTAAGTACTGGTCCAATCACAAATGCATTTGGATGAAAGTTCCAGTCATTTTTGAACTTGTCAACAAAGTAAAACATAGTAAATGCATTAAGAGCAAAGTATAGCATATTGAATGTAATCTTATGCCCTGCGTCTTTGATCCAACGTAGATTGGCACAGAATGTTGCCCAATCTCCACCGTACCGAATGTACTCGTAATCTGTACCCATTGTTTCAGCACTAACTGTCCAATGTACGTTTTTGAACTTGCATGCCAAATCAAACACTTCAGTGTTTGTATGACTAAGGTTAGTGTTGATGCGCAGACTTACATCGGGATTATGTTTTAACAGTAACTCTAAGAGTTCTTCATTCTCTGTCATAAGCATTGGTTCGCCGCCTGCTAGGTAAACATTCTTTAAGTTTTTAACATTATCAAAAATATAGTTACGCAAGTCTTTATAATTTTCTTCGCTAGGCTTTGGTAAATGGTAGTTGAGTTCTTGACTCCATTTACTACTAAAGTCTGGTCCGCAATATATACAAGCAAAGTTACAAGTGTTTTGCCAGCGTACATCGATTTGATGTAATTCATGTGTGTTGTGGTCGTATAAACCTCTGTCTACATTGCGTAGTTCTTTTATGTAATACTTCCTATCACTTACAATGTTGAAGTCTGTCTTTTGTTCTTCTAGTTTGTAACAACCTTGACAACTTGCATGTTTTTGATTTTGTTGTTGTGTTTGTTGCACTTCTTTATTCTTACTGCCTAATACAATATCACGTATTGGTGTAGTCTTTAAATCGCCTATGTCCTCGTATGCCCGAATACAATTCTTAACTTGTCCGTCATGGTTGACCATCATGCCGGTCCAAGGAACAGGGCAACGTATTTCGCTAGTAACGTATTCTTTGGGATCCATTACGCTAGACTAATGTCGTATACTTCCATACCAACTTGGTCATGATCCAATATGTTAGTAAGTTTTTCTACCCATGCTGTAACATTAGCACCACCTTCACCTTGTGTGTCTACTTTACCAGGACGCACAATAACTAACTGTGGCCATGTTAAGTTGTTACGTAATACTTCTACTGCTGACTCTAGTGTGCGTTTTTGATGATGGTACTTTAACATATCAAAGCCTTCTAAACAACTAAAAGTCATACCTGCCATCATACTGCTAATGTTAATAATCTTTTTGCCTGGTTGATCACGCCAACGTTCGTAAACATCAAACAATAGTTCTGTTTGTGCGTAACCTTGTTGTGCATTATTAAAGAACCAGTCTGCTTGTGCAACACGCTCTGCTATACGTTCGTGATGTTGTATGTCCCAACCGTTGCGCTTACTGTAATCTAATACTGTATGTCCTTTTTTAACATAATGCTCTACTATGGCTCGACCAATGCCATTGCTACCACCTGTAATTGCTATTTTCATAAGTAGTCCTTGTAGTTGATTTTACGAATAGTGTCTTGATACAGCATCCACTCTGTAAGTTTATGACTGTTATCTTGTTCAGTGCCTACAACATTCTCAAACAAGTCTTTGTGTGGCTCTGTTAAAAAGTTTGTGTGTCTTACACTTAGTACATCTGGTGATTCTAAAAATGCCCATGACCAATTAACTTTTTTACTTTCTACAAATTGTTTAATGTTATTGAAGTCACCAATGTTTAATGCACTTATAGTAGACCATAAGTCTAAATGAAAGTTTTCATTCTTAAACTTATTGTAATAATTAAACTGCTTGAGCCATGTTTTCCATGTCACTGGCCAACGCAAGTAATCGTGTACTTTGTCTATGCCATCCAAGCTCATTGTTATTGTAACATCTATACCACGTTTTAACAATGGCTTGGGATCAATTCTAAGGCTACCGTTGGTGTTTATTCTCACATAACGTATGTTAGTTGGCAAGTACTCTAACAGTTTTTTATAGTTGGGACTTGCTGTAGGTTCTCCACCGTTGATATCTAGTTTAACAATACGCTCTTGCGGAAAGTCATAAAATTTATCTGTGTTATCTACTGCTATCGTTTTATTGGCAATAGCACCAAACTTTGTACTAAGATGTGGATTACAATGTTGACAGGCACTATTGCAGACATTGTCTAGAACTCCGCCTATAACGAGATAATCTCTGCGTATGTTATGTAGTTCTTGATGTTGTTTTTCAGCAAACTGTCTAATACTTTCTTTTCCTTCGTTTTCGCTAACACGACAACGTATGCATTCATCAGGCCAGTTGCCTAAGTTTTGATTCCACTCACTGGCATTCATTTCATTAAATGATTCGAAGCGAGGTGCATTAACCATATGCCCACAACGACTAACTGTGCCGTCTGGATTTAATCTTGCAAAATGTCTAAATCTTGTACAATTCATTTACAGGTTCATTGAAAAATGTAATACTTAATACTATACGTGGACCATATGTTATTTTAACGCCGTGTGGTATTTGACTGTTAAACACAATAGGCTTAGTAAACATCTTGTGTGTAATTATGTCTGAGTTTGCTACCCATCCTTTTAAGTCGTATACTTCTCTGCCAAACTTGTCCTCAACTTTGGGACGATAACTTACGTCCTCATCGTACCAATAGTTTATGTTACCCACACAATTCTGTATAGGTATGTTAAGTTTAGCGACTACTGGCTTTGCATCTACGTGTAAATCTAAGTGTCTTGTAAGGTATGTGCAAGCAATGTCTCTTGGGTGTAACTTGTGTTCTTTAACTAGCCAATTCATAAGAGTAGGACAACTACGTAGACAAGTGGCCTCGTCTATATCATTCCATCCTTCTTCTAATGTGTAGTGTGCAAGATGCTCCATTACTTCTTGCTGTATATGGATTATACCGTGACACTCTAGCTCTTTAAATGCTTTCATGTATGTTTTTACTATGCTCAAAAACTTCTTTATAGTATTCCTTATAGTTAATACGAAGTACACGCATTAGTTCGTCGAAGTGTACTTGCTCACCTATGTAGTTATCCCATATCATCTTATCACAAGTCATATAGAACTGTACTTTGTCAGACACAGGCACATCCATTGTATTATAAGGTCGTTCGTGAAATACTGTTACTTCTCTAATTTTGTCTATGCTTTTAAACACAAAACTTGTTTCTTTACTCATGTAACGATGCAAGTTAATTAGAGTGTAAAACTGTGGCGCATAATGTCTATTCAAAAACAAATACTTTACAGCCGTATGCATGCTAATGCCAGTCTGGTGTACAAAAGTACTTACACCACTTTTAAACCTTGCAATAGGTTCTCGCCAATAAACTGTAATTGTTTGTGCTTGTTGTAGTTCTTTCAGTGTTGCTAACTTGTACCCTTCTTTATCTATACTACTTGATGCATTTTTAAGTATTTTAGCCACAAATTTGCCCGATGGTAATCGATATACCTCAGGTGTGTCGGGAAATAGTTCGTAATCGAGTTGTGTCAACATATATGTTGTAGTATTAAAGCAGGTACCCACCCGGGTACCCACTTCTAACTACTTACTACTAGGAGGTATTACTTCTGTCTATTTCTAATCATAGCCAAAATGTCTTCTGCTCTTTGGCTTGATGGTTTGCTAGCCTCTACAGGAGCAGTTGCTTCTGCAGGTGCTGTTTCTGCTACAGGCTCAGGTTGTGCTTCTACTGTTGGTGCTGGTGTAGGAGCAGGCTGTGCCGCAGGTTGTGGAGCAGGAGCACTTTCAGTTGCAGGTTGTGCGTTAGCAATAACTACACCAGCTGGTCTAAAGTAGTTGCCCCACTTGTCTGCATCATATGGTTGCCCATCAACTGATGCTTCAAACATCTCTTTCATAACTTTAAGAGCTGTCTCATCTGGACGCTTGGGCAAGAAGTCTGCTAGATTGAATAAACCATATTGTTCTATAGCCGCTGTTTCTGTTGATGTAAGTGCAGACTCTCGCCTTGCCCAATTACTTGTAGAGTAGTCACTGTAACCACCTTTTGTAGTTTTAACTACTCTGAAGTCTAAACCTTGATTGTAATCAGTTGGCAACTCAACCATATCTGGGTCAAGTAATGCTGACTTAATCAAGTTAAAGATTTGTGGACTAATTACAAATCTACGAATTGGATTCTCAGGAGTTGCATCCTCCTGCATTGGGTTTTCTTTTACAAAGCCTTGGAACAAGTAACTACGCTTCTTCCAGTACTTACGACCCATATCTTCTAAACTTGGATCTTTAAACCAAGTTCGAACCTCAGCAAGAATAGGACATGACTCGCCCCACATCTCAACACATGGAACTTGTACTGTTACTGGTTTACTATCTGCTTGTCCTTTAATACCCTGAAAAGGTAATCGGATCATAGCACGTTCTACCCAGAAAAAATCGTTGTTTGTGTCTCCATCAGGAAGGAACCTGATAGTTGCGGTTTCGCCTTCTTTAATGTTCCAGTGTGCAAAGATAGCATTGTCGCCACCCCCACTAGAATTACCGCCTTGTCTTGTTTCTTGTTGTTGCAGTCTTGCTCTGATATCGGCCAATGATGTTGCCATAATGTTTTCTCCTTAATAAGTTTGCCATAATGTATGCCTAAATACATACACCACATTATGTAGTGTATACAATTTTATTTATCTAGTCAATGCTAAACGGTAAAACTTTTACCTAATACCGCTTAGTCTTTGTAAATCTTCTGCTGTTGTTTCGCCGTGCTTCTTTTTCTTTGTAGTAACACTATCGATAAAGTCTTCGCTTGCATCACCACCTAGTGCTTCCATTTGCATGTCACCAAAGTTTAGTATCTTGAGCAGTCCCGGATTTACTTTTTCCAAATGTTTGTAAACTGCTGGTCTACCACATGCATCAGGACCTTTCTCATCTGCAATTTTTTGCAATTCTAAGTTAAGACCTTCATCGTCGATTAAACCCTGTAGTGCTATAATAGCATTAGCACCGTCTTGTCCTACTGGGAAGTGCTGTCCTACAAGTTTTTGTAGCTCTACATGTGCTTCTTCCGAGTCTTCGTTGATATCTTCGTCTTTCTTAAATGGTGATGTAACAACGTCTTTAACTTTGTCTATTCCACCTTTAATAGCCTTGCCAACTTTTACCATGCCACGACTTAATTTTCCTGCAGGAGTCTGATCCCACATTTCTTTTTCTTTGTCATGATCATGCTCTGCGGCTTCCATTTTGTTACCAGCCTTTAGTTCTTCCTGCCAGTTATCTGCTAGGTTACCAGCAACTGCTCTGCGTACTGCTGGTGAGAAAATCTTAAAGCCATCATTATTAGAATGTTCTTTACCATACATCTTAGCACCAGTGTCTGCTAGGTACTTAAACAATGTCTTTGCTTTGTCATGGTCATATATGCCTTTATCCCACTTCTTGGTGAGGTTACGCATAATAGGTTCGTACTGCATACGATATAGATCGCCGTTGTTTTCAATGTAAAGTTCAAGTTCACGTATTGAGTCCTCGTCTACTTCATCATCTTCAACTAAACTGTCTGCCCAGTTGGCATATTCATCTGACTCGTCTACTTCGAATGGACTTAATCCATACTTGTCTAAAATTTCGTGTGCTTTCTCACGTGGGCTTGTATCCATGCCACGTAAATATTCTTCCCATTCCATAGGATCACCTGATCTAACTAGGTCTGCTAGTGTTAGGAAGTCTCCCTTGTCTATGCCTGCTTGGTCGGCATAGTCTAATAGTTCATCTGCAACGTCTTGATATTTTTCAGCATCTTCACTTACTGGTTGGCTTTCCTTGATCGACTTGACACCTTTAATATACTGCTTGGCAAGTTGTACAGCCATACCGTATTCTTCTTTTAAAGATTCATCAACATGCTCTGAAAGTGTGTCAATTCGAGATGCCCATTTAGTTGCAAACTCTTTGATTACTCCGTCTGCTTGTTCTGATACTTGTTCTAGTACTGTTCTTAACAATGCTTTTGTGTCAACAAAACTTAATGATTCAAAGTAAGCCTTGTTGCCATGTGTTCTACCAAATTCTACAGACTCATCTGTGCGTACAAATTCATGTACTTGTTGTAACTGCTCTGACATATTTTTACTCCATGCTTTGTGCGCACTATAAACGTGTGGTAATGCAGACTCTAACTTTTCTGGGAAGCTCTTTTGTACAAATTTTTCTTTAAGTGTGTCTGCATCAAAATCATCTAACTGCTTTACTTCAGGCTCAAATGCCTCTACATACTTTGCGTAGCCTTTTGGTCCCTGTAGACTATTGAGCGTGGCTCTCACACCTTGGTAGCGTTCAACTGCGGCTTCCACCATTTCTTTGGTCTCGCTGTTTTCCCAGGGTTTGTTTTTCATTAGTCTAACAAATTGACCTAAGTCTGCCATTTCTTCAACTAGTTCTGATATGTGAGTTGATAAGTCATCGCCAACACCGCCACCGTTCATTAAGTGTCTAGCCATAGCTCTTGCACCTACTAGTTTAGTAAATGGTAATTTGAATCTTTCACCTGATTGTGTTTCTAAAAAGATTGCACTAATGTTTCTTGCTCTTGCGCCATGCTTTTCTTCATCAACTTTCTTAGCATGTCTTACAATAATTTTAACAGGATTTTGTCCTTCTTTAGCAACTAACTTCTGGTAACTGCTTTTACTGCTACCATATAATTTGCTTTCATTAGTCTTTATTTGATTAAGTTCTGTTTTGTCGTAAACGTCTACGTTGGTGGCCATATCTTTAATCTCTTTTTTCGTTAATGCGTGTCTTGTAATATCTCTTGTATCGAACCTTAGCATGTTTCTACGTGAAAAACTACGCAGTGCCTTTAAAAACTTGTACCATGTTGGACGGTCTTCCTCATCCATCTTGTGACTGATGCGTCTGTTAAAAAATATCTTTAGACTCTCGCCATCATTTATACTGATAGTGACGTTACCGTAGTTTTTGTTGCCAACATTATAATCAAAGTTAAAAAAGCGGCCCTGCTCTACTTCACTAGTAGGCTTGGCTGACTCGTCAGATATAGCGATATCGCCAAATCTGTTCTTCAACTTGTCATGTAATCCTTGTGCTATGGGTTCAATTTCGCTCATGTTTGTATTTATGCTAGGGGCATTAAAAAATTACAAATGGCATGGGTTCAACAAATGAGTCATTGTGGTCTCTCATTGCTGTGTCTAAGTTAGCATCAAAAGACTGCAGGCCCTGCATCATACGTGTAATTAACACCAGACTCATAACTAAGTCGTCAGTTTCTCCCACTTTTGCCGCATAACTGCCCCCATTTGCTACAAAAGTTTTAAGTTCACTAATTAGGTTTTTGCTGTGTACCTTAAGTTTTTTACTTTCTACTAGACTCTTTAATTTAGCACATGCCGCTAGTTTATTACGTTGAGTCGTGTTAAACCCTTTTCTAAAACGTCTTGAGTTGCCATGGCTCTTTGATTCTGTTAAGAACGTACCTGGTATGTTCTCTTCCCCTATCTCCGCAATACTAATTAAAGCGGCTTCCCCTATAGTATTATTCTCAATACTGTAGTAAATGTTATTCTTGTCTACCGTTTCTGCTAGGAAACTTGTTATCTGTTGTAGTAGTTTAATTTGTTGTGGAATAGGCGTTTTGTTATGTTGCCACTCGCCTGCTTGTTCTAACGAAGGTAACTCGTATATTTGTATAGCACTAAAGTCTCCGCCTGTTCCTAAACTAGGATCCAAACTTATAACATAAGTCTTATCCTTTTCAGGCTGTTTAAACCAGCGTACTTGTCCTTGTTTAAACACAGGCTCTCTAGGTTCTAGCTCTAGCAAAGTAGTTGCATTTATAAGTGTTTCATCGTAGATCAAAAACTCTAATCCATGTTCACGTCTAAATCTATCTTCGCCAATACGTCCTATCTCTTCTGCTTTCCATTTGTCGTCTCTGTCTGGATGTTCCCACCATTCTGCTCTAAATGCTCTAAAGCCGTTGATACCAGTCTCTTGCTCATTACCAAACTCATCAATGTTCTTGTTTGCTTGTTTCCAGATAAACGCAAATTGGTCTTCGTCACTGTTTGGTGTTGATGTTATAATAGCCTTACCACCAGTACTAAGGGTAGGTGATATCGAAGTCCAAAACTCACGGGCAATAGTAGGTCTAACGAATGCAAACTCGTCTGCGTATAGTAATGAAATACTCATACCTCGACCAGTGTTCTCAGTTGTGGTCATTGCAACAATACGTGAACCATTATCAAAGTCTATGCTACCTTTGTTATAACTTGTTACACCAGCACGTATATAATTAGGCACTGACTCGTAAGCATAACGTACACGTTGCATAATTTCCTGAGCACCTGCATACTTGTGAGCGGCTACTAGTATTGTGCTATCAGGTACAAACATTGCGTACCACAATAGGTATCCTGCCGCTGATGTGGACTTACCTGTCTGTCTAGGCAATAAACTAATACTAAATCTATGATTGTTATAGGTATCAATTAACCGTTTTTGATAGTCAAAAGGTTGGTACAACATTTTACCTTTTGTTGGGTGTTGTATGTAAAAGTAGTTGCTTAAAAAGTGCTGACACCCTGTTTTAGGATCCATGCACATTGCCAGTGCTCTTATCTGAGACTCTGTAAATGTTTCTTTTTTGTGTGCGGCTTTAATTAAAACACCGTCAAGTGATTTACTCATACTAATATTTAACAGTTTTCGTGTGCCTTGTTAAATACTTTTAGAAAGGTTTAATATGTCGCATACCTTGCTTCTTAACAAAGACTACAATCCAATATCAGTACTGCCCCTCTCAGTAATTAACTGGCAACACTCTATTAAGTTGATGTTTTTAGGACGTATACAGGTTCTCGAAACATACAACGACTGGCATGTACGCAGTGAAAAACTTACACTAAACGTACCCAGTGTTGCTGTAACTAATGAATATTTTAATTTAAGACGTAAAGTTAGATTCAGTAGACACAACATTTACCTACGTGACTTATACCAATGTCAGTATTGTGAGGATACGTTTGACTTTAAGGACTTAACTATTGACCATGTTATACCTAGAAGTAAAGGTGGTAAGTCTAGATGGGATAATGTAGTAACTTGTTGCAAAAGGTGTAATCACAACAAAGCAGATAAACTTACTCCAAAGCCAATACACAAACCCTACGAGCCAGACTACTGGCGTCTAGCATCAAAGTGGCGCAATAGTCCTATTAAGATTAAAGACCCTAAGTGGGAAAAGTATCTAGATGCTGGTAAGCAGGTTGCTTAGTCAGTTGGTTTTTCACCAGTCAAGTACGGTTTTGAGAACCATAACTTAAACCATTCGTCAGTACCAGGCTGGATATTTTTCTTACGCATGATTTCAGCCTTTTCAGTACCTGTATGACTTATGTTTTCCATATCCATACAAGGTGACTTTTGTTTAATGCCCGCTAGTGACTTAAGTTCGTCTAATGTCATTATTTTTTATGTAAAGATTTGTTTATGATTTTACCTAGACTACCTATACGACTAAACGGAATTGGCTTACCATTATCATCACATACAAGGTCGAATTCCGCACCTACTGAACCTGCTATATAACGTCCGTGTTCACCTACATATTTTACTGGTTTTACTTGCTTGTCGTCTAAGTATCTGTAGCGTACAATACTTGCTCCAGCCTTAGCGGATTTTACTCCTGCCATTGTGTTATCTCCTAATTATTAATAGGGAGATTTAGATTTCGTTTTCTTACCGGCTTTTCTCGCTGAGCGGCCATCACAATGTGCCTTCTGGCTGAATCCTTTGGGATTACTACAATCTATACTCCTTTTGTATTTTTTGCTCCATGCTTCAGTAAACAACTCGTTTAACCGCATTAGTTGTCTCCGTAAAGTCTACCGTGTTCGCCTC